TGAAAATGAAGTTATACAATATACTGGAAGAACTTTTGATAATTTTACAGGTTGTACTAGAGGAACATCTGCTCCTTTCAGGGGTCTTACACCTCCGGCTACAACAGCAGGAACTCATCCTATAGGAGCTAACGTTTTTGGCTGTTATGCTGCAACAGCAGTTGCAACTACTGTAGTTGTTGGTCCTACATTACCAAATGGAACACAAGCAACAGAACAACAATTTAATTCTATAACATTTTCTTTAATATCAAATGCTACAAGCACAGAAACAGGGGGCGGTTTTCAATGTACAATTGGACCGTTAAATGATAGAGCTTAACTATGTCAGGATTATCTAACTATACATATGCTACTTTAAAACAAGCAATTCTAGATTACACTGAGGTTGATAGTAATGTATTTACTACAACTATTTTAGATGGTTTTATAATGGCTGCACAAAACAGAATTAATTTAGATCTTCCTATGGATTCTGATAGAGCACAAGATCAAGGACAATTTGCAACAGATTTTAATTCTATTACTATGCCTGTTAAAGCTTTGTTTGTTAGAGGTATTAAAGTATTTAATTCTACAGCTAATACAACAAGTGCTGGTCAATGGTTAGAGAAACGTGATCAAACTTTTATTTCAGAATATGTTGATGAATTAACAGGAACTGCAGGCGGAGTTGCAGGAG